GTAGTTCAAACTTTGGAATGCAAATGTTTTAAAACAAAAAAGGGAGCCAGTGGCTCCCTTTTATACTAGTTATTTTATTGTTCTTGAAGCTTCTTTGATTCGGCTACACGACGTTCAATGATGTCATGGTAAGTATCTACTTGTACCAACTTCAGGTTGTTGTTGTGGTCTTTCTCGATGGTGAAGATAATGCCTTCAAACAATACCTTCATACCATAGTGGACTTCGATGTGCGTTTCTTTCGCACGACTCTGAGAACTGATACACGACGCATTAGCAAAGATGAAGTGCAAATCATGGCCGAATCCAAGAGCGCGTTCACGGGCATAAAAAGGGCAATCACCCTCTTCTAGTGCGGAAGATGCAACGGAACCGATAGTGAACGTACCAAGATGATTATTATTTTCCAAGGCCAGAGTGTCATCAGCCTTCAAACGAGGTAAACCGGTCAGGCCGTGTACTGGTGCTTCAACAATATCATATGCTGGGTAGGTAGCGACGATCTTGGTCATGTGTATTTCCTTTCTCAAGTTGATGTAACCATTATAGTACAACTTCAGTACATGTTGCAATACTTTTACTTAAAATAAAAAAGAATTTTGTTTGGGGATTATACCACAACAATTAGAACAGTTCGCGGATTGAATTTTTCGTTTGCAACCCCGTTTTGTTCAACTTTCACGCCATTCACAAACTTAACAGGATTTGCTTTGATAATGGTGTCGTTAGCTAGTTGCTCAACATAAGTAACTTCGAACCACTGAGCATCTAAGTCTTTAGAACTTTTTACATTGGCTTGAATAATGTCTTTAACAGCGAGGTTTCGAGCGGCTTTACGTTTAAATTTCATAATTCAATCTCCTAATTTATTTCATCAATCTCTCAGTACAAGGATATTATCTCATACTGAGAGATTGATTACAAGAACTATTTTTCAAGAATTAAAATATCTTGATAGAATTTCAGAGATTTCGAGGGCGCGAATAGTGCTTTCTGCATTTGGTATCTCATTAAAAGCTCGCGCTTTGTTAATTTCTTTGCTAAGTGAGCGAAGCTCAAGGGTAAGTTTGCGTAGGGAGAGGGTTTCTTTCTCATTAAAATTGATGGTATTCATAAATTAAATCTCCTAAGTTTTTCTCAATGTCTACAATGAGTATGAAGTAGTCGCGTCCATGCGTCAAGTATTAATTTTCCAAAATATAAAGAAGTTCTTTCAATTGGGATTTTAACAGTTCTTTATCTTCAATCATTACATTAACACTTCTGATTATACTAGGTCGATGATGACTACCAACAAAATAACCTTCAATGAAGTTTTCGACCTTGTTACAAAGGATATCAGTTTCGTGACGCTTTGCTTGTTGCTCGGAATCGAATGTTTTGCCATCAGCAGTTTGATACATCTCAATAATTTTCATATCATTCACCTTTAAGAACTTCGTCTTCTGAATTAATCACACCTAGATAAATCAAGTGGGTTTCAATATCAGATGGGTTATGTAAATTATCAACAAATCCATCTTCGACTAGATCAAATCCATGAATTTCAAAAATGGTGGTTTCGTTTTCATCACGGACATCAGCAAAGAATTCACCACGTTCATCAAGGTTAATGTAGTAGTAAAATGTAGTCATGTTCAATCTCCTGATTCGTTTAACTTCTCTCTCACTACACAACCATTATATCATAGTGAGGTAGGATTGCAAGGATTCAGTACATCAATTCAGTGATTCTTTCAATTGCTTCTTTGTAGGTCATTCTGACCTCATCAACACAACCATTATAACAATAAAAAAAGGGACTCGCAAGCCCCTTTTTTTCTATTCTTTATCTATTTCCACTTCACCCCACCAGAAATCGGTTCTGGAATATTCGTGTTAGCCCCAAGCCCTTCGATGAATTTTTCAAAGTTCTTTGCAAGATAACACTCAGCTTCAAACAATTTGTTAACAGCATCATCATACGCGCATTCTCTACCCACTTTAACATCATAATCTATGAAACTGTAGCAATGTGATTCACCGACAAACATATGACCACTTTTTAATTTCATGAAGCATACGGTTGATTTTTCACAATATGCATAATAAACATATTCGATTTTATTCTTTACACTATTCATTGTTGGTTTCATTTTTAATTCCTTAGTTTAAAATCCGATGTCAAATTCTTCATCACCATCATCTCTACGCATGATACTGACTTTATACTGTGCGTTATCCTGTTCTTGTGGCGAAGCCTGAGTTTTTGAAATATCCAGCCAGTTTTCCATAAACTTTAACGGATTTGACTTTGGTAGAGTGTGATCACTCTTTATTTTAAGAAACTTGTAAACATCCTTGGCACAAAATAGGGTCCATTGATTTAGAACAGTGTCATTAATCCCAACCAATTCCCGACCTTCTGAAAATAGGTATTTGTTCCAAGTCAACTCACCCTCAACTACTTCATTTACAAGATTAAGTATTTTGTCTTTGCATTGTTCCATGGCAATTTTGCCACGTTCGGTTTTCAATTCTTCTGTTAACACAAGTTTATCAAATTCTGCATGGACCTCAAGTTCATCTTGTGCAATCTTTTGTACAGCTTTACCGATAGGCCCAAACATACCAGTGTCACAAATTGCAAATGTTATTGCAAAGCTGCTCATAAACTGAATACGTTCAAGGGCCAGCAATGCAACAAACACCATGAAGGCTTTGTTATAGGTATCCTGATTGTTTTCAACCATCCCCAATGCATACTTATGGGAAGTTTCATGAGCCTCTGCAAATACACCAGACACGGTTGTTAGCCTTGCCATGGCTTCCTCTACCATCAAAACTTCATCAATAATCACACTAGGATCATCAAAGCTATTTCTTACAATTTCAGAATACGTAGCAGAATGCAACACTTCATTATCTGAGATACGTTGAATGGTAGCCCATAACTCAGAAGATGTAATAAATGGAGCCATAACAGGAGCAATACTCTTACACGCAACACTATCAGCCTCCCATTGCCAAGCCAGCGTTTTGATCATGATTTCATAAACGCTTTTGCTGCATGTTTTAAAGTCTACGTTGCATGAACTATAATCAAACTCATTCTCATCCCAATCAAGGGATTTCATGCTTTTATATTTTTTCCAGATTTCAGGATAATGTTTATTGACAGTATCGAATAAACCTGTGTCCTGCCCAAGCAAAAGCTTGGGTTTTTCATAATCTGTTTTTTCTGTATTAAAAACTTTCTTATCTATTGACATTCCATTCCCTTAAAGTGTACAACCACCACCGCCACATGCAGAACCATCATTACCTAGCTCAACACCATCAGATGTTTTGCTATTGACATAATATCTGGTTTTTAATCCCATCTTTGTCATATAGAAATAATCGCTCAACATTTCTTTTGAGCCAACAACTTCATCAGCAATGATTCTACGATAAAGATCGGCGCTAATGGCTTGGTCAGTAAATTTTTGAATTATAGCATAACAGTCAATCAAATCACGGGTATCAATATCCCATGCAAGCTCATACCGTTTTGCAAGTTTTTCGCTATCAGGCGCACACCAGTTAATAATGATGTTGTTGTCTGACTTTAGCATAGAAATATCTCTAACAGGATACACGCCATTAGTGGTTCCAGAGGCTTTTGAGCTAGATTCAGAAGGCATATGCGCACATACAACAGAGTTTCTAATACCCCCATTGGTGATAACTTCTCGCCTCAATTCTTCCCAATCGTATTGTAGATCAGTACCCACTACAGCGTCAACATTCCTATTGTATGTGTCGATAGGCATCCAACCATCAACCCATTTTGTTTTATTGATCCATGGAGCATTACCAAGCTCTTTACCCAATTTCAGACTTGCTTTGATCAGATAGTACATATGCTTTTCTGATACGTTGTGAATCTCTTTCTTGCCTTCCTCAGAGCTATAGCGAAAGCCTTTCTTAGCCATGTGATGAGCCAATCCGATAATACCCACACCAGCATTGAGTCTTGACTTAGCAGTAACTCCCAAATGCGGAAGTTCGTAATGTGTTCTATGAATGCATTTGTCGATCATAAGCAATGCATAATAACAAGCTTTTTCGTATTCTTCATCATTCTTGACATTAGAAACAACAATACCGCCCAACGAACATAGAGCAATTTCACCCTTACCATGATCTTCATAGGAATACAAGTCTGCCATATTCTCATACCCATCTGTAGGTAGAGAAATCTCAGCGCACAGATTGGAACTATAAATCTTATCATAGAACGGAGTGTGTCTGTTCATCTCATCAGCCCAATGTAAATAGGAGCGTCCGGTTTCATAAGCTTCATTCAATGATGTCAGTAGTGTGTTTCTGGCATTTACATAAGTTTTCTTAAAGTTGTCATCGTTTTCATACTTCTCATAAAGACTAGCAAACAATTCATCATCTTCACTATAAAATGCTTTGTAAAGATCGGGTGCAGTGAAAACGTTGAATAAAAATACTTCTTGATTTTTAGCAGCTTTCCTAGCATAAAACTTGTTGGTTCCTGCGTTATAATCCATGCCACGGATTTTCTTGTCCTCTGTAGACATAGGATTTTTTAATTGAGAAATAACGTTTACTTCTGGATCAAACATAGAATAATATGTTGTAGCAGCCCCACCACGACCATTCTGTAAATTGGCTTTGATAGCCCCAACCAATGATCTATAGTATGGGAGTTTGCCTTGATGCTTAATCATACCACCACGGACAGGATCACCAACAGAACGAATTTGATGATGTGCGCCAATTCCAGCACTCATGTACGTCATGGTGTATGCTATATGATCACCGATACCGATTGATTGTGCATTGTCATTAACAGTATACAAGCAACAACTGGCAAAGCCTCTGAGAGAGGTTCCAAGGTTGACATAGTTGGGAGTAGGGGCATTGATCACCTTGTTAGATAAAAGCTCATAGAATGCGGTCACATCAACCATACGAGTATCTTTTGGTTGATCTTCGGCAAGCGCCATAGCCATACGCATATAAACAAACTGTTGCGATTCGTATTCATCACCAGTGACACGATTACATAATGAATATTTTTGTCGAACCTGTTTCAATTCAAAATGACTTGCTTTTAAATCTTTATTGTGATCAATGAGTTTTTCAATCTCATCATATTCTTGATCTGTATAGCTAAGATATTCCATGATACCAAGCTTCTGTAATTTATGGTGCAGAGCCTTGACAGTCGGAATGTCACCATCATACAGTGTTTTATAGATCAGGGCCGCATACAGTCTACCCGCCATACGGTTATAAGGCCATGAATTGTATTCAAGACAGGTTTTTATTAATCTTTCTTGTAGAACTTGGGAAAAAGATTCTTTCGGGAGTGTGCTAACTGTGTGCAGTACAACACTAGACCAATCAACTTTCGATCCTAAATTTTTTGAGGCCCATTCACCCCATTGATTGACTTTTGATGGGGAAAAGGGTTCTCTATCCCCATTGCGTTTAACAATAGTTTCTATCATTTGTTCCTCTTTATTTTTAAATTTTATTGGTGATAAGGTAATCAACAATAGCCACACAATCTACCACATCACCAATGGGTGATTCAATCGTCTTTCGAGAATAATCGAGAATGGTTCTCAAATCCATATCGAAGCGATTATCAAATGCTTCAAGCATGGCTTCTTTTTTAGAATTACCCTTTCCAGAAAAGTGTTTTTTAATCGTTGTTGGTGCAGGCGTAGAAAATTCAATACCATTTTGCCATAGTTTGTATTTGAGAAGGCCAGTGTTTTCGCCTATGTTAAACACCACACCTTTTGATCCCATTGAATAGCCTTCTAAAGCAACTTCCTTGACATTGAATTTTTGTAGGATTGCCAGCGACCATTCTGAAATATTGTCGAATCTTTCCATTTCAGATTCATAAGGAATGTGAGCCATTCCATAGATGTTTTTGTTGAAGCTGGACTTGTATTTAGTGTGAGAAGTGTAGAAAAACACTTTCACATCATTAAAATTGACTATCGGTTTCATAGGATGAATTGCAATGGCTGGTGTAGTATAGCTGTAGTCGATGCCAGCTACCATAACTTTACTCATCATCACTACCCATTTCTAACTCACCGCGTTCATATTCTGTCTCAACGGCATCACCACAAAACGGGCAATAAGCTACTTCTGAATTATCACTCAATACAATGTATTGCTGATCACAACTTGGACATATAATTTCTTGTTTTAACATAAAAAAAATTCCTTGTAGAAAATTACTTAACTTGATTTCTACAAGGAATTTATATGCTATTAAAATTCAGTTTTTAAATGGTTTGTATGATAGTAATAGCCTGTATATCATATATTCTATTAACCATAACTGCTTCAATAAAATAATGAATATCGTTCATTGAACATGAATCAAAAATTATTTTTGATGGTATAGTAGGTATAGTAGTACACCCCCTAAATCTGTTGAGATTTTTAATGACATTAATAGAAATAGCCACATCAAATCCCAATTCTTTATTAATATCCCTAGCCAAAGTAATATTATCACATACAACTACAATTTCATCATCACTCCCTTGAACATATTGTTTAATTGCATTTGTATGTCCACACCGACGACCAAAACTAAACATTGTAGCTTTTTCAAGTGGATGTGAGTTATTATACATTGGGTTTTTGAAATGATCGGTTGAAATTTCAACCATACCTCTAAGTAATTCTAATGTGTTGTAAGTCTTAACTGTTTTTACTAATTGCATATTTTACCTCATAAAAAAAGGGGCCGTAGCCCCGTAAAGTTTGTTAGTGATTAGTCACCGTTTGCTAGGCGCTCAAATTCACTAAGTAAATCATCATCGTCATCATCTTCTACAGCATTAGGCTTTGATTGTACTTCATCAACAACCTCTGGTTCAGGCTCTTTTCCTTTGCTTGAGCTATCATCTTCACCAGAAGCTTCTTTATACTGGTCACGAAAATCGTCTTCTGCTTCCTTAGCGTGATCCTCAGAGGTCTTATCAAGCTTGTCGTAGTCCTCACCAGTAACAGCTTTGAACCGTTCTGAAAGCTCATCAAATGACTTCACAGTAGCAAATTCAGACAGGTCATAGGTCTTTTCAAAGATTTCTTTCATCTTATCTTCATCACCACCCATGAACTCACCAACATTACCAAACAATGATTCTTCATAGTTAGGTACAACTACCTTATTACCAGTACGCTGATCAGGGATTTCATGACCGATAGCACGAATCTTGAGAGGCGCACCACTCCACAGATCGAATGGATCAACAGGATCATCGTCTTCAAATTTAGGGTTAATCGCACCCTCAATCACTTTGAAGATTTGTGGTCCACATTCCATGATCATCACCTGACCTTCGCAATCAGGATTATTCTTGTCTTTCTCTACATAGACGTTGAAGAAATACTTAGTTCTGCGTTTACGATTACGTGCAACATTCTGGAATTTCTTTTTGTCTTCCGCGTTATCAGCCTTTTCCCCTAACTGCCAATACAAACCATTAGAAATACCTACAGGGTCTTTCTCATCAATGGTTGAACGAGAGTTTTCCCAATAGAAGTTATTGCCAACGTTAAAAGAATGGCTGAATTGGCGCACAAAATTGTCACCTTCCTGCGCGGGAAGTAAACGAATCACAGCATTACCAATACCTTCTTTCTTATCAAACCCCGGCTTATAAATGCGTTCATCTTTCTTTGCACCACTGCCTTTGTTCATACCCTCAAGTTTTTCTGCCATTGCCTTGAGATTACTACCTTTCTTTTTCTTTAGAGCGTTGAAATTAGCCATTAATTATTACCTAAAATATTATTTAATTGAGTTTGTCCAATTTTTATCATTTCATCCTTGGACTGTAGACGAGAGAAATAACATCGACGGTAGAAACCTACCCTTATACGATGTCTGTCAACCACTTCTGTCCATAGAAGCGGGTCATTACTATGGGATTCATCAAATATGCTTTCTATGTATGCGTCAATAAAAAGCATTGTAAACCGCGATATTATCCCCTTATCATACCACACGTACAATAGAGGGTGCAAGTGGAAATCACCACCACAGAATAAATCTTTGTACGTACAACCTTCGTGCTTTGCTATATCTACTATGTGGTTAATATCATCCTCAAAGGATACCATACTATCATTCAATATTGCAAGCTGATTTTTATAAGATTTGTACCAGAGTTGAGGCACAAATGCTCTATACCCCTCTTTCTCCATGTTGACAAAAAAGAATGTTTCAAGCTCACCAACACCAACACGCTTTTCAATGCCACCGAACTTAAAAACTTTCTGCTTATCGTCTTTGAATTTTTCGATTGTTGCCCTTGTCTTACCATTGTACTGAAAGTAATCATAATTTGACTTCTCATTGAAGTGCATCATGATAGCTAGGTACGTTTGATAAGCAGCAAATCCTCTCATATAAGAGGCTCTAATTGATGACCCTTGATCATTTTTATATCCACACCTTCCCGTTCGATGCAGTCTATCAACTTTTTATTCAAAAGCTTTGCAATGTCTTCCATTTCCTGATCAGTTTCATTTTCATAAAAATGAATGATCGTTTCCATGTATGTATCGACTCCCAAATGTCTTTTAAGATTTTCTAGGTATAGACAGAAGTCATTCTTTGATTTAAACATCATCCTTTAAAGCAGCCTTTTTTTAGTTGAGTTACAATTTTTACGATTTGTCATCATTATTAAATTCTTCCATTCTCACTTTTAGCTGATCAACAGAATCTATAGTAGAATCTTTATACCCATTAATATACGCTTGGTAAAGAGAATTATATAACATTGTACCATCTTGCACTGGTATGTTATAAAATCTGTGTGATTTAATGAAGTTATTAAACCCATCTGATATATTATCACCCATCTCATTCTCCATTAATTATATCTTTAACTTGTATGAGAGTTTCTTCCACACCCTTAATAAAAGCGTATTCAAATGTAGATTTTAGAGCGTCATAGATGCCAAGGCTTTTTAATTCTTCAACTGAGCCACCTTTACCATTAAATCGTTCAAGATATTCTTGAAAGTGTTCATCTGTTTTTTCTTTGGTCATTGCATTATTAAAATCCATATATTTTCCTTTATAGTTTGTAGTAGAGTGAATCTGTATCAGGTCGATCACCGTTAAAGATTTCCATAAGCTTAATAAACTCTCCCTTGTACTTGTCGAGGGAAAACTTAAACCATTCCCCATTGGATGTATCATGATTACCAACAATGATACACCCTTTTTTAGCCTTGAGTCCAAACATTTCCTCTACACAGATTGCATACCCCACACATTGTAGGTAGTAGCAAAACAATTTGCGTCTGGCGTATTGCTTACTCATGTTGATGGGTCTGCGACTATTCTTGTGGTCGATGATGTGTAGAACCCCATCTATGTATGCAATGCAATCAACACGACCAGCAAAGCCGTATTTCTTACTATACAAGGGAATCTCAGTGGCTACAACAGGGTTAATGGTATCAAGCAATGGCTTCACACGGTTGAACAATACCTTGCCCTTACCGCGTAGCTCAGAGCGATCTAGCTCATTGCGTAAATACATCTCATTAAGATCATGAAGCGAGTTACCGCGTGTGGATGCTTCGGTTTTAATTCGTTCAGATTCTTCCACACCAACACGCTTAATCCATGCATCTATACCCCCATCATCAAGAATACCTAAAATAGTGGTCATGGATGGTAGATTACCTACAGGGGTCTTGTAGAATCGCTTACCTGTTTCCTCATTAGTAACGGATTCCATTTCATCATACACCAACGGCTCCCAATCAAACGTTTTCCATGTGAAGGGGTCATTCTTCATATGAAGTACCACCACCGTTCATAATACTGTTTGGATTATATCTTGTTGAGTATAGGTGAATAAAAATTACTATGTAAATTGCAGATGGAAGCCCAAGGAAAACCCACCAAAATACTTCAAGTGGTATAAATCCATACTTAATGTCAAGTAATCCAGTAACCAAAACAAGACTTGGTGCATAAATCATCATAGCTAGAAAAAAAGATTTTAAGATTGCTTCTAATAATCTATATCTAATCATAATAAAATGAACCCCGAACCACCATTAACCCAATAAATTATCATGTAAGCAATCAATGACATTACACCCATGCCATAAATATCAGATGTATTTTTCATGGTATTTTTTACATCAATCTTTTTAAAAATCCTAGTCATAAGAGAATATAATAAAAGGCACCACCCCCAATACAAAACATAATCGGCAATCATAATCATAGATATAATAGCTCCCCTGTAAGATATACAATAATCATGTATATAATCAATGACCAAACCCCTACTACTTTGATTGCATATTCTTTCATAATCACTTTAAAAGGAACATTAGTGAATATCATGGTTAGAAGACAAAATGTTAAAAGGCAACTAACCCAATATAACAAGTAATCAAGAATTATAATCATAGATTAATCTCATAGTCGCATTTTTTGTATCCGTTCTTACCTAGTACCGTAAGTGGCATCAGAGTGAAATATCCGTCTTTTCCATCATCAAATACAATGAAACAGATACTAACATCTTTTCGACGCACAAAGATAGCAACAGAATCTTTTGAATTCATTTTTTCTTTATCATTCTCAAAGATCGCAAGCAAAATATCATAATGATTTTTGAAAAGTAATTCAAAGATTTCTGTAAATGTTTTTTTGTCGATCTTGCGTTCAAGAACACGACCAAACAAATGTGGGTTGTACTTTGTGAAGTATCGAATATTGCGATCACGATTTTTATCAAAGAACTCATCATTTAGAGGGTAGATCACATTTCGCATCACTTCTGACTTATATGCTAATGCTGTAGACATTTTTTTTTAATCTCCGTTGGTTTAGTGTTCTTTGATAACTTCAATTCGAATAATATCTTCCAGCTTTTCTTTTAGTGAAGTACATTCTATGTTTATCCAGTTACAACAATGAAAATGTTTAACCCCATCCCTGTCATTTGAAATAGAAGCCAGCGAGTAACCACTATTTATCCAGTAAATTTTAACCAAACCTAGCGGAACATTATAACATGATTCAGGAACTTCTCTAATAATTGTAGCCATAAAATTTAATCTCCGTCAACAAACAGTTACATCATTTATAATTACTTTTTAAAATTATTGTTGAACTTTTTAAGCCCATTGTTATATTCATTAAATTTCGCTTTCTCTTTTTTCTCTAAGGTATTGTAATCTAAGATATTGTAGCTCATTCCACTCATTTAACAACTTATCAAAATCAGCAATTGTTATATTATACATACAGTTCTTCTAATTGGCCTGCCCGGAGGGATTCGAACCCCCAACCAAAAGAGTAGAAATCTTTTGCGCTATCCAATTGCGCCACGGGCAGATTTGTATTTAAAGGTTATTGTATCACAACAAACTCTGCAATAGCAATAGCAATAAGGTATAAAGTTGGAAGAACTACAGAGATTACAAATGCATCCCCATTAAATTCCATTTCCTGCTTATACTTCCTTGAATCACGAAAAGCTATACTAGTTGTAATTAGTCCAGTGGCTAGGCTCACAACAGACAACAATACCAGAAATATCATCAATGATTCGAAAAATAAGTTTACACTATTCATAATTTTATCCTATTACCGTTTTTTGCCATTGGTTTAGCGCTTGAATGATTGTATCACTACTAGGTTTTTCAATCAATACGAATTCCATCCCAACATCCATCATTTCTGCTTTTGTTTCCAAATAATCCCATCTTTCAGAAAACTCTTCGTTTGGTTTTATAGCCACCACTTTGAAAATACCATTCTGCGCCAGTACATGTGAACAATGCAAACAAGGTGGGTGTGTTACGTATGCTATGCAACCATCAACACTCTTTGATGCATTGAAAATGGCGTTTTCTTCTGCATGTAGTACACGCTTATACTTCTCTGGTCGATCATTAAATGTATCTTCATCAAAGCGATAAGTTCTGGAAAAGCCATTCGTACCAAACCCAATAGGCCGATTCTGTCCATCAGTGATTACACAACCTACCTTAGTAGATGGGTCTTTGCTGAATGTTGCATAGAAAAGAGCAAAACATAAAAATCGTTCACTCCACGTATTTTGGGAAGTCTTCATTTTTTACCCCTGTTAATTTAGTGGTCACTTCACGAAGCCTACCCCATTGATCATCTAAAAGAAAACTATCCAAAACAGGAAGATAGATTCTCATGTTTGGTGTTAATATCCCCCTAGTATCACAAATTGCTATAGATGTAAATAAACCTACCAACATTTCAATAATAACAATATCCTCTGAGAAATTAGCATTCTCCACTGATTCACCAATTATATATTCAATGTTTTCTTTGTCTTCATTAAAGATTTGAACATCTACAGAGAATGTATATTTAATAAAATAGTTGTGATTAACCTTATTAGTAGCGGCCATTTTTAAAAATTCCTCATTTAGTTTTGTATCACCTGTAAGTCATTAATTTGTACCCATAATCCAGAAGAATTTGTTTCATCTGTCTATGGGAAAATTCGTGCTTAACCACTTCCTCTGGTAATTGTTTATCCCCAATGTAAAGAGCGTATGGAACCCCCTTTCTCATCAGAGCAAATACGTATCGTTTTTTTGGTAGTTCGGACTTCCCGTACTCATATGAAAGACTCATTTTTGGCATCCCCGTTATGACATACCAACATCACGGGTTGTGTGATATTCCCCGCTTTTTTGGACATAGAAGTGAAAGTAATAATTTTCAATGTAGCGCATTGCTTTAATAGCTTTCTGACCAATATAATCTGTGCCCCGTTTGAAATTGAACCGCTCATTCAGGTATTCCGTTTTGGCTTCGGTTGCATTAATATCATTTTTATTTTTGGCTTTCAACCAATCAAAGTAATCGGTTTCTGTCATCCGTTTATGGAAGGGGTTTAATTCAAAAAATCGCTGTGTATAATCCATAATAAAATTCTCCTAAGTGGTTTAGTATCTCAATACACTACATTGTAGCGGGATTACGGTTAAAGTGCAAGGACTTTTTTACTAACAATGTCGTTATCACAAGGATCAAATACGCTAATACGACCACTCACATGCCAGATGTTATATTCTTGAGTATGACGTACATTACCGGGTTTGATGTAACTAATCGTTCCCTTTCCATCAAAGGAAGTGGTTTTGGGATTGGAGTTTTGTTTGACTTCGTGAATGTACACGGTCTTACCACCACGGGTTTGATAGGTTCCAGCATCATCAATAATGGTTGGTAGATCATTCAGTGACATCATAAAAGTATTCCTCAATGAATTTAGCTATATCTTAGCAATAAAAAAAGGGACTCGCAAGCCCCTTTTTTAAATAGTTTCAGCACCGTGTTAAAAGGTTTAATCTTCCTCGTTATCACCTTTCCAGTTTTTATCAACATAGTCATAGAATTCTTTTTGCTTGTCTTTTGAAAGCTCATCCTGCGACTCAGCCCCAAACTTTTTCAGTGCTTTGTTAAAGAAAGCTTCGTATGCTGCATCATCACCTTTTTTGGCTTTATCAGCAGACGCTTCGTTCATGTATTGTTTAAATGGTTTCATATATTACTTACCTTTCTGGTTAGAATTTATTCTATTTATGCTTTTTCATAACCTTACCAAATGAAAGCACCCACCGTGAGCCTTTTTCTATTTTAGTAACATAGTGGTAAGAATCATCTGCCCTGAAAAAGAAAGCTCTGTTTTTCCATGACCATAGGGTTTTCTTACAAACAAACTGACCACCAATTTTTGCTTTCTTCAATTCTATGTTGAATCGGTACATAGGCCCATTATGTTTTGGGTCTTTGTGCTTAGGAATGTATGAACCCTGTTTATAATGGAATAGGTAAATATCAATGCCTAACTTTTTGGAAAACGCTATGGTAAAAATCCTGTAGCCAGTATCATTAACGTCCTTACCCCATCTAAATAAGCGCATTGTCGGTTTTGTGAGGTTTCTTTTCTATTTCATGGTTATTTCCTCTTAGTTGTTGTGGTGGTCCATCAGGGAATTGAACCCTGTGTTATGGCTTTTAGAGAGCCTAACAACATCCTGTATGGACCCTATCTATTTATTGTAGCTTAGTACCAAGCCACATACCAAAACGCCAGCATCGTGTTCTAGGGTTGTCTACGATCTGATTTTCAGACGTATAGTACATTACTACGTAACCATATGCACTATATGACCCCTTACCATACGACACTATATATCCAATCGAAAAATCTTTTATACAATTACTGATACTCATTTTTAGCTTCCATTATAACATAGATTCAATTCTTGAATTTCTTCGATGTTAGCCCAACGCCATTTATAATCCCAATCTTGACCAAGGCTTTTCACTTCAACACGAAAGGTAGCCTTGCCAAATCGTGTTGAGATAATCCACTTACCCGTTAGTTCCCATTTCATTAGTATAGATTCTCCGACCAAAGTTTTTCGTCATCATCGTAAATACTTTTTTGACTTCCAACAAGCCTAATGATCTGATTTTGACGTTTGGCTACTACCCATGCTGCGGAGCGGGTTAGGAAGTTGCCGTATTGGTCGATGAACCCCTGTACCTGACAACCTTCTGCACCAGTGATACCCTGTGCGTCGGCTTGCTTACGCATCCATGTATCCCAATGACGCGCCCCTAGCAGCACTACCCCATATGTACTTACATTAGCCGCACACACAACTCTACGATTAGCTTCCTGTACTATTGCCCGTTCTTCATCAGTCATACTCATTTATCACCTTTCCCACGAAGAATTATGTTTACTTCGTCATCATCATAATACTTATTATTATCAGAATCGTGTTTTGCCATCATAGCATTTGCAAACCACCCCGCCATAGTATCACGATCATTGCAACCATCAGGCCACGTTTTTAAAAAGAATTCAGCCCAAGCATCAGGATCAGGATTACTATGAATTGACATATCGTATTCAGAATCATATCTTGCATCTGGTTTACCTTGATCTACCCAATCATTAAAAAGAGTCTGAGCCTGATTTGCTAGATAAAGGTCATTTATTGTTGGGTGATTGTAATAACGATGATCAGCGGGTACACCTGTTTTTAGTAACAACCAATCATTACAATTAAATGGGTGCAACCTAAAAACAGCTACATTTTTGGTTTTATTTTTATATTCACGACCCTTTAGATATTTACTGGTAGAAACTTCTGTAAGATCGACGGTAGCATATTGAACTACTTGAGGACAACCAAAGACTTCTGAATCTTCATCTAGTATTGTGACCACATTACCAAAATTTAAAAACATTACTTTATTCATTCTTTAGTCCTTATAAGATTTTATTTAATTCTTTTCTTGAAAGATATTCTGGTTCAAATGAAAGCTTAGGCCCGTAATGCTCATATCCCTTAGTTAATAGAAAATCAACCTCACCATTACAACACTCACCAACAAATATAACTTTATTATCTTTTGTAACAGGATCATTCATCACAGAAAACAAAACAGATTGCTGTGAAGCATTCTCATAAACCAAATCACCCTTTTTAAGATTACACACTTCGTCAAAACTAAGACTCATAATTATTTTCCTTATAAACTTTTTCTGAATTAGTCAATCCAACCCCTAGAAAGTTCTTCAACTTCATCAGTTGTTGGTTTTGGTACGCCAGCATCTTTACAGAAAGAGAGGTAATCCATTGGGCTTATAGCTGCTGGACCAAAACCCCACTTATCTTTTGTAGGATCGTAGTATTCTGCGTTCATAATAGCCTTTTCAAGTTTGTATGCATTGGACAGATTAAGTGACTCAACACCTTCACGAACATTGTTAAGGGCCATTTTGTTCCCCTGATCAGCAACGCCATGACCAATTTTTCCAATAGCTTCATCAATGTTTGCGAGAAGACGATTCTTTGCGTTCTGTGCTACGTAAGTCATCATACCCATTTCAAATCTCCTGTTATCAGTTTATGTATTCATTGTATCAATAAAAAAAGGGACTCGCAAGCCCCTTTTTGTTTTTATGGTAAGAGAATCGTTACACCCATACCAAGGCTTTCACTACCTGAGCCTGAATTGGCAGAGGCAGAGGCATTGAAGAAAGCCCTATTACCAAGTGGTACACCAACCGCGATACTCACTGCATTCTCGCCATTATACACACCACCAGCGATACTAACCTGCCCACCATTAAATCTCGGGTCAAACTGGTGTTGGCTCATTGCGATTGCACTAGCAATACCAGCGGATAGGTTGCGATCCATTGTTTGCATATCATTTCGAATGGTATCAATTGAATTTGTATTCTCATAAATACCATACTGACTAGCGTCAAAACGTTCAATATTGGTTTTGTTTACAGTGGATCGACTGGTGTTATTATTGATGGTTTGTTTGGTTTCTTCATCAACTACACCATCAACACCGCGTTCGCCTTGATCACCTTTACTGCCCTTTAATGTAGCTACGTCGATTGTAACATCTTTTCCGTAGATGTTATTTCTTCCGTTTGACTTTTTCTGATCCTCTACCCTAAGAACTAGGTTATCACCATCCACATAACCACTTTTTACGCGCATATCCTCGTTGTCAACTTGTTCAAGAGTTTTATCAAATGCACCAACACTGGTAGCAAAGATACTAAACGAAACTGCAATAATTACTTTTTTCATCAGTGTATTCCTTTCATTTTATTTAAGTTTTACTTCATGGTTGATTAAATGTTATCAGGTATAAAAATATGATTCAACGCTTTTTATATTCTTTTTTGTACTTTTTCATAAACTTATCACGTTGGACCTTTGATTGTATCCTGTCAGCTATTGTGACGCCATCCAAGTGATCTATTTCATGTTGGAATATATGAGCGTTAATCCCTGTAAGGTGTTCTTCCTGTTGCTCTCCAAGTACGTCAGTGTACACCACATCTACCCATACACGACGCTTAACGAATGCATTGATGCCTGCGAATGACAAACACCCTTCTGTTACTAGAACGGTTTCTTCTGAGCGATCAACAATATCAGGGTTGATGAACAACTTATCATAACTAAAGAATGCTCTATCACTCATTCCAAGTTGGTTAGCAGCAATACCAGCACCTTTGTACCTCACACACCCCTCTTTTAGAATCTTATAAAGGGTCATCCTTTCCACCCTGTCATATTCAACAGGGTTGATATAGGTATTGAGGATTTGCTTTTGTGTGTTTGGCTTGAAATAAACCAGACTTTTATAATCCATTAATCTTCCCCATTCTTTACTGCTTGGCACCAAGCATTGATATTATTTTCGGTTTTATACATGCTTGGCGGGAGATTCATATAAATCCATCTCACAATATCTTCAAGACAATCTTTATTCAAATGATCAGCACTTGAAAGAGAGCCAAAAAGATCATTACACAGAACAGCAGTTAGGAAGCCTCCGGGTTTGTATCCTCGTTCAATATAATTTGTCAGGGATTCTTGTGTGTGTTCTGGAATGTTATACCCTTCAAAACTAGGGGTTTTCATAATATTAATCCTTAAAAAAGGGCCGTAGCCCCTGAGTTTACTTCAAATATTCTGGACCTGTCCAGCGACCAGAGAACCTACCTTCCAACACATTACCCCTTGCAGAGTTTCGAGCGGGGGCGGCAAAACCAGCGGGTTTTAGTAGGTCGCCTTTCTTAAATTTCTTATCATCATCAGTGTTAACGATAAAGGCTTTGACTGAATTATCACTAACAATCTTGATATACTTTTTACCAACACGAACACTGAATCCATTTTTGAATTCTTCAATACGCTCTTTGGCGAAGTCTGGACGATCAGCAAGTGAACGGTTTGTCCAAGCTGCATAATCATCAACCATGAAATCAATGTAAGCTGCAACGCCTGAATAAATATCTGAATAGCTCATAATAAATCTCCTAGTGGTTATTTCCTCAGTACAAGAATATTATCTCATACTGAGGTTAGGATTGCAAACACTATTTTCATTTCCTCAGTCTAAGATGTCAATTGTTGCCCATTTTTCACTTTCTATATCGAAAATCTGTTTTACTTTTGTAAAGCTTAGCCACCGAATCTTGTATATCTTATACTCTTTATATTCTGCAACCCTTTTCAAAGGAACCCAAGTAAATACTGTTTTAATCCTGTAAATTTCATGGTCACAACAAAACATATTAAATCACCACCTTTAGGTATTTGGAATCAATTTGATGAACTTTATAGATGTCAGATTTGTTATCGTCAACAATCTTAGCTGTGCGACTAGCAAAGCGAGAGAATGCTTTGATAACCTTATTAGCATCGCCTGTGACCTTGCGGAAAGGGGTTTTTACTGTACTCATTGCGAGATATGACCCTTGTGGTGGATTGACACTCAGGCCACTGATAGAGCTTGTAGCTTGATAGCTGTCTTCGCCCTTAATATGGATGTAGAATGAATGATGCAATGGATCGTTGTGTCGAATCTTGCTAGAAACATCGTTGATGTCTTTAATCAGACCAAAACTAACAAATACAACGGGGGAAAGATTGTTTGAATAGAAGGCACGAATGTAGCCATTGGGGAAATGCTTTCTCAACTCTACTTCAATGTCAGAAGCAAGTTTTTCTGAAAGGAACTTAGTGGTTTCGTTGCTCATAATAAAATCTCCTGTTTGTTTATCGTATAACCTATACTACCACCCTTTGTTGTTGGTTGTCTATACCCCAAATAAAAAAAACCCATTAACGGGGTTTGTATTGAGTCTTTCTATGTGTTTTCCACGACTTCTGGATTGTTCTAGGTTGGCGCTCATAAGAAATAGCATCAATCAGTGTATCATAATGAGACTTCCAGCGAACTCGCTTAACTCCATATTCTCTAAATTCCATCTCAGAGTCTTCAACTTGTTTCAATAAACGAAACCAACTTTTTTGTTTACTTCTTGTCCACATTTGTATTTCCTCTCATGTTGTTTAACTACATGATCGGTAATCCATTTGATAATAAAACATAAGATATCCCTCTTTCTCCTATGCTTAGAAAAGTTTCCCGCCACAATGCCGCTTTAGCCACAATAAATAAGCGTTTGGACTTTCACCGTGTTGCATTGCTATTGAATAAGTTTGGATACCTTATCCCTTATTATTCTTTGTCGGTAGAGTTTTTGCCATTAACCTGAGCGAAAACCTTTTCTAAGCTATCAAGGGTGTCAGCCCTCAACATTCTTTCCTGTCTTTATATTTATGATAAACCATCACTGATCCTGCGATTATACCATACTTCCATGTGCGATACCCTCTGACAAACAAAACTACCTTTTCACGAAAGGACTCTGGTTTAACAAAGAGTCTATTGGTGGTATTATAATTATCTTTTCGTACCTTTACTTTTACTGTTCTCATAAAATTCCTAATACATTTGCATGATATAAATCTCCTGTGTGTTAAGGAAAACCCCTAACACACAATCCCGTTTCTGTTTCCAATGCGGGAAAACCATCAGAAGTCTATCAAGCTACGGCTTGAACTTCATAAGTGCTATCATTTGCAGCATTTATTTTACTAAGTTTTATAGTGCTTTACCACTGGTGGTCAACCTAATCTTCCTAGCACAATCGAATCCAGAATATCCCCATCAGATGCACTTTATCAGACTACTGACATTCAAGATTATCCCAAACCTTGATAGTGAGTGTTAATTCACCCTTTAAAGTACATTTGGTGGAGATAAGGGGAGTCGAACCCCTGTGTTGCACTGCTATTATTAAGCATCATACCACTATAGCTTGGTCGATGCGGTAGGACTTGAACCTACGACCTGAGAGTTAAAAGCTCCCTGCTCTACCTGTTGAGCTACGCATCGTAATTATATCCTAAAAAAAAATGGTAA